TATGGCTACCACAACAATACAACCCGATACCGAACTATCCGCAGTTAACTCAATCTTGGGTAGCATAGGTCAATCACCATTGACTACGCTCAACTACAACAACCCAGAAACAGCATTTGTTTATAACTTATTAGTAGAAGCAAATAAAGATGTACAGGGTGAAGGATGGCATTTTAATACTGAGGATCATGTACTTGTTACCCCAGATGCAACAACAAAATATATAGAAGTCCCTAGTAACTATCTACGTTATGACATACATGATGCACACATAGATAAGTCTAGAGATTTAGTAAAAAGAAATGGAAGACTATACGACAAGGTAAGTCATACAGATCAATTTGAAGAAGATCTTTATCTAGACATTGTTACTCTCTATCCATTTGAAGACGTACCACCAATATTTCAGAGATACATAATTTCTAAAGCTGCTGTTCGTGCAGCTACACAGCTTGTTGCCAATAGAGAATTGGCTGCACTTCTACAAGTACAGGAGCAAGCTGCTAGGGCAAATGTGCTCGAATATGAATGTAATCAAGGTGATCATTCCTTTATGGGCTGGCCGCATGAAAGTTCATACAGACCTTATCAACCTTACAAAGCACTACAAAGATAATGGCAAGTGTTACTCAAACAATACCTACACTGACTGGTGGTTTATCTCAACAGCCAGATGAACTCAAGATTCCTGGACAGGTTAGTGTCGCAAATAATGTGATCCCTGACGTAACACATGGTTTATTAAAACGTCCAGGAGGGCAGTTAGTTGCATCATTAAGTGATAATGGAACTGCTGCTTTAAACTCACAAACTAACGGTAAGTGGTTTTCATACTACCGTGATGAAACAGAAAGTTATATAGGACAAGTTAGTAGATCTGGCGATATAAATATGTGGAGATGTAGTGACGGTGCATCAATGACTGTTAACTATGACTCTGGTACTGCTACTGCATTAACTAACTATTTAACTCATACTAATGATGAAGATATACAGACGTTAACTCTTAATGATTACACCTTTATAACTAATAGAACTAAGACAGTAGCAATGTCTAACACAGTCGAACCTGTTAGACCTCCTGAAGTGTTTTTAGATTTAAAAGCTACAGCTTATGCAAGACAATATGCTGTTAATTTATTTGATAATACAACTACAACAGAAGTTAGAACAGCTACAAGAATTAGTGTTGACTTAGTTAAATCAAGTAATAACTATTGTCATACTGACGGTTCACTTCGCAGCCGGTCACAAAGAGATACTGATAATACGAGATGTGGTACTGCTGCTGGAGATGGTAGAGATGCTTATGCGCCAAACGTAGGAACTAGAATATTTGATATTGATGATGGTGCAAGTCTTACAGATGAAGCATTATCTGGAAATCATACATACACAATTGATGTAAAAAACTCTAGTGATCAGTCTGTTAATAGAGGTAAAAATCTTTATTTCAGAATTAGAACTACTGGACAATCAGTACCATTTACAACTGGTTCTGGAGAAACCCAAACAACAACATATCAAGCTAGATATACCACTACATTTGATCTACTTTATGGTGGTGAAGAATGGCAACAAGGAGATTATTTCTATGTATGGATGCGTGATGGATATTACAAAGTTGTTGTTGAAGCTATAAGTACTACAAAAGTACAATCTAATTTAGGCTTAGTTAGACCAAATCCAACACCATTTGATACTGAAACAGCAGTAACTGCTTCAAGTATTATTGGTGATATAAGAAGAGGAATCTTAGGTACTAGCTATGGAGGAGTAAATAGCTTATATCAATTTAGAGATGATGCAGCTAATGGATATGAAGTTAAACAGATAGGTAATGGTTTATATATAACCAGACCAACTGCACAAGGTACATTCAACATAACTGCACCTTCAAGTGATTTACTTAGAGTGATGTCTAATCAGGTAGATAATGTAGATGATCTACCATCTCAATGTAAACATGGATATGTGGTAAAAGTTGCTAACAGTGAAGCAGATGCAGACGATTATTACGTTAAATTTAACGGTCATAACGATAGAGATGGGGATGGAGTATGGGAAGAATGTGCAAAACCTGGCAGAAAAATAGAGTTTGATAAAGGCACAATGCCAATTCAATTAGTCAGAGAAGCTAATGGTACATTTACTGTTTCACAAGCTACTTGGGAGAATGCTGAAGTTGGTGATGAAGAACTTACTAATCCTAATCCTTCCTTTGTTGGTAAAACAGTAAATCAATTAGTTTTCTTTATAGATCTTTCTTGTAGTTCTGAATATCCAGCCATTGTTTATGACGGCATTCAAGTAAATGCTGGCTTATTGTTATTCACTAAAAATCAACAATTTATGTTGACTACAGATAGTGATATTTTAAGTCCAGAAACTGCAAAATTAAATGCAGTATCTTCTTATAACTTTAATGAAAAAACTAATCCTGTATCTTTAGGAACAACAGTTGCGTTTCTTGATAATGCTAATTCATTTACAAGATTTTTTGAAATGTCTAATGTTGTTAGACAAGGTGAACCAGATGTTGTTGATCAAAGTAAAGTTATTTCAAGATTATTAGATAAAGATATAAGTATAGTTTCAGAATCTAGAGAAAACTCAGTCGTATTTTTTAGCCAAAAAAATTCTAGTAAAGTTTATTGTTTTAGATATTTTACTTCTGGAGATAAAAGGTTATTACAATCTTGGTCTACTTGGGAAGTTACAGGAAATGTACAGTATCACTGTATGTTAGATGATGCTTTATTTGTTGTTACTCGAAATAACAATAAAGATCAGATGATTAAATATTCTTTAAAGCTAGATGATAATGGTCATTTTGTAACTGATACTCAAGATACTGCAAGCACTGAAGACGATGTTATTTATAGAGTTCATTTAGATCATTCTAAATCAGTCACAGCAGCAGCTAATACTTATAACGCTACAACTAAAAAAACTACCATACCAAAACCTAATGGATATGAAAGTACCAAACAATTAGTTGCTTATGATACTGATGCTGGAAATGAATTAGGCAGATATGCAATGATAACTGTCAATGGTTCTAATTTAGAAATTGTAGGAGATTGGTCTAATAATACTTTTGTTATAGGTTATTTATATGAAATGGATGTACAGATTCCAACTTTATATATAACTCAACAAGTAGGGGATAAATATAGATCAGATAATAAAGCTTCACTAATTATTCACAGAATTAAATTTAGCTTTGGACCTCTTGGAGTATATTCAACAACTATACAAAGAGATGGCAAGCCGGATTTTACTGAAGAAAAGGAATTAGGATTAGCTGGATTTGTAGGTGCAAATAGATTACCTATAGTTCCTGAAGTAGTAGAGACAGTGCCTTGTTATGAGAGAAATACAAACTTAAAAGTAAACGTTAAATCATCACATCCCGCACCAGCCACACTGTATTCATT